CGACTGCGCCGAGGTCGTCGGCCATGATCGTCTCGATCGTCAGGTCCTCGGTGCCTCCACGCTTCGTCGGCACGTACGTCGCTTCCTCGTCGGTCGGCGAGCTGAGCGCCTGGTACGGGGCGCCCTGGTTCACCGTCGGCAGGACCCCGTAGCCGCCCATCCGGATACGTCGTTGCGTGCGGAAGTCGGCGAGCGGGGTCTCGTTGACGATCTGGAGCGCCTGGCGTACCCGGTCGTCGGTCGGGTACATGGCGAGTAGCCGGCGGGTGATCGAGTCGCCGAGGATCTCACCCCACGTGGTGGTGATGATCGACTCTCGCAGCGACCCGGCCGCGCCGAGCCCGGCGAACGCCGAGTCGGCGAGGATCCGCCGGTTGAAGTCCTCGGAAAGGAACTCGCCGGTCGTGATGCCGGTGATGTCGGCGTACGCCTCCTTGATGCCGCGGTAGCCGTTCCGCCAGTCGCCCTCGAGCGACTTCTGCAGCTTCTCGGCCTTGCGGTCCCGCTCTTCGGCCGTGACCTTCACCGGCACGGACGGGTCGGGGAAGTCGAACCCTTCGACCATCTCGACCGCCTCGACGAGCCGGGTCTCGGTGAACCGGTCGCCGATCATCTTGGCGACCATGCCCTGGGCCTTCTCCGACAGCTTCGAGGTCGCGCCCGCGATGAGTGTCCGGCCGAGGATCGAGTCCGCGGCGAACACCGGCGCGTCCGGCACCTGCTGCGTCTCGGTCGTGGGCGCGGGCTTCGGTGTGGGCGGCTCCTCGGTGAACATCTTCGTGATGTCCGTCTCGGTCAGGCCGGCCTCGGTGACGATCGTGGCGTGCTCCTTCAGCAACTCCGCGCGCTTCGCGGGATCCGCCTCTCGGAGCAGCGCGAGCAGCTGCTTCAGGTCCATCGTGTTCTCCTTCTTCGGAGCAGGGGGGATACCGCCGCCGGTACCTCCGGCGACGGCACGGATCGCCTGCCCGCCGGCGGCGGGATCGGCGACGACATCCGCGCTCAACACGCGGACGATCTCGGTGGCCTCACGTTCGACGGCACCGCCGACGGTGACGGGCCGGAACTTGGCGAGCACGTCGTGCGACATGCCGATCAGCAGCGGCAGGCCGGCCTCTTGGGCGACGAGCGACGCGTCGAACGCCTCGCCGACCTCCGCGCGCGACGACAGGACGACGAGGTCGCCTTCGAGCCCGTCGTCGTTGGTCGTGACGTTGCGGATCGTGCCGACGAGCCCGACGATCGTGCCCGACGCGAACTCGTCGTCGGTGCGGTGATGGTCGAAGACCTTCGCGCCCTCGTACAGGGCGGCGCCGTTGTGCAGTACCTGCAGCGGGTAGTGGTTCCCGTTGAGTGATCGGCCCGCTTCGATGATCTGCATCCGGAAGATCCGGGCGCCGTTCTCCGCGGTGCCCTTCGCTTCGAGCACCCGTCCGGGCAGCCGGGCCGACTCGGTCACGTACTGCGTGACCTGTGTGACCTTCTCGGCTGTGTCGCCGAGCGTCGCGACGCCGTTGTCGTCCATCGTGTACGTGCGGCGCCAGTAGCCGGGCCCGTCGGGTTCGGGCCAGTCGCCCTCGAGCTCGTACACGACCCAGTCGTCGGTCGCGTCGACGAGCCACGAGTACAGCCCGGCGTCGTAGTCGGACGGGTACAGCGCCTTGATCGCCTGGCGGAGCGACGAGAGCTTGTCGTAGAACGTGAGATCCACTGGTCAGCTCCGCGCGGGCACCGAGGCCGGTTCGCCGACGTGCTCGACCCGGTCGTCGACCTCGTCGCGGTCCTCCGCGTCGTCCTGCTCGTCCTCGTCGGGCCCGGCGTCCGCGGCGCGGATCGCGGCGACGATGTCGGCTTTCTTCTTCGCGTCGCCGAGGTCGATGTCGTGCTCGGTCGCGTACGCGCGCAGCTCCCGCACACTCAGCTCGTCGAGCCCGTCACCCGCCTCGTCGTCCTTGTTGTCGGCGGGATGCGCAGCGGCGGGCGGACGGAACACTGGGAGCGCGTACGCGGGCGCGTCGGGGTCGTCGACGTCGCGGCCGTCGGGCCGGCCGAAGAACGCGAGGTCCGGCCGGCCGGCGTCGGTGTCGCCGAGGTCGATCAGCTTTGTGCCGTCGACGGTCTCGATGATCGTGCCGCACTCGTGGTCGGTCACCGAACGGATCTCGTTCGGTTCCATCCCGATGCGCGCGGCAGCCTGGTCGATCTTGCTCATGCTTGTTCAGCCTCCGAGTAGGAGCCGCAGCGACTGCGCCGCGGCGTCGGGTTCTTCGTTGCCGATGCGGTTCGCGACTGCGTCCGGATCGGTGTTCTCGCCCTTGTCGAGCGCCGGGTCGTACGGGATCCCGACGTAGTCCTCCCACGCCTTGCGCAGCGCGACGCGGCGGGCCTCTTCGGAGAGGATCTGCTGCGACTGCATCGACGCGAGTGCCCCGGCGAGCGCGACGAGGATGTCAGCGTTGACCTTCGCGTCGGTGGCTGCGATCTCCGGGCCGGTCACATTCACGACATGCGAGGCGGGGACCTTCACGTCGTTGCCGGCCTGGTCGGTGATCGTCACCTGACGCGGGAGCCGTCCGGCCGCGACCGCACGGTCCACGGCGAACTGGGTCAGCTCGAGCATGTGCGACGTCCACAGGCCCTGCACGCCACGTACGCGGCGGCGGACCGGTTCGGCCATCGTGAGCGACGTCGCCCGGTTCGCATCCTCCGGTTCGGCGAGCCAGTGCTTCGACAGGCCGGCGCCGCCGGCGATCTGCGTGAGGACCGACTTCGACGTGTTGGCGTCTTCGTACGAGCCTGCGTCGGCGGACTTCGGCTCCCACTTCACCTTCTCGTTCGTGACCTCGATCGTCCCCGCTCGCGGCGCATGTTGGCCGCCTCGCTTGTTGATGAAGTCCTTGATCGCGTTGTCGTCGGCGCCGTCGATCGTCACGTGGAACGCGAGGTACCGGGCGAGCGCCGTGCGGTCGATGAGGTTCGACAGCACCTGGTCGTAGTTGTCGAGCCAGTCCAGGATCGGCGCGAGGAACGGGTAGCCACGCGTGTCCGACGCGAGCGCCCGCCAGTCGGGCCAGAACAGCACCCTGCCGTCACTGAGCCCGGTGAAGTCGTCGTGGCGGATGATCGGCAGCCGGAGCGGCTCCTCACCGATCTGCGTTTTGATCCGCAGCTCCTGCTGCCACAGCGGGTTCCCGCCCTCGAGGCCGACGCTGTCAATCTGCGTCGGGTCGATGTACGAGACCCGCACCGCGCCGTTCGGCGCGACGAGCATCTCGTACGCCGACTCGCCCATCACCATGTGCGAGCGGAGCAGCAGCTCCTGCCGGTCGTTCGCGTAGAGCCGGTTGCGTGGGTCGTTCCATAGCCGCTCGAGCACGACCCGGACCCGCGGGTCGACGGTCTGCGCACGGATCCCGGAGTCGCCGACGCAGAACGACGTGTAAGTGTCGACGATCGCGCGCGCCATCGGGTTCGACCGGTACGCCGCGACCGAGAACACGCGTGCCTTCTCAAGCGTGAACGCCGGGACCTCGCGGCGCTGCGCCCCGAGCCGCCGGAACCCGACGTCGTTATCGACCGGGTCGTAGCCCGAACCGATCGCACCAGTCGACACGAGCTGCTGCGCCGTCGCTTCGGTCGTGCGCACCCCGCGCGCGGGAAGGAACCAGGCTCGGGTCACGACGTGCGGCTCGGACCGATGGTCGGTGTCTGGTGCTTCGCCGCGTGCGTCGCGAGCACGAACGAGGCGTAGAGGCACACGAGCGACGCGCCGAGCAGCGCGTACACCGCGCCGAAGATGAGCGCCACCGACGCCAGCACGCCGACGACGCCGACGATCGCGAGCACCGCGGAGACGACGAGTGGCGAGATCCGCGCGCGGGCCGGGAACAGCACCAGCTCGGCGAACATTTCCGGCACGGTGCCGACAGCCGACTCGCGTATCTCGGCCTCGAACTCGATGTCGTCGACGGCAGGTGCGGCTGCGAACATGTGGCTTCCTCCCTCAGAGCTCCAGGCGCCCGCCGGTGTAGACGGTGCGGTCCTCGTCGCCAGCCGCGGCAGCGGTCGCGGCGCCGTAGTCCGGCTTCGTGCCGTACAGGAGATACGAGCTGATCGCCATCGCGGCGGACGCGTACCCGTCGATGCGTGACGTCGACTCGGCCCGGTTGGGCTTGACGATCTTGATCGTGTCGGGGTCGTCGCGCGGGGACATCACCGCGACGCAGTCGGCGTTCCATCGCGCGACCGGGTGGCCACCGTGCTCGATCCCCTTCAACTTCGCGAGGCGCGACAGCTCGTTGAGCGGCGGCGACATCGAGTAGCCCTGCTTGTGCGGTTCGGCGTTCACGCCACGCTTGATGAGCCATTGCGCGGTGTCGGGCGCCATCGCCGGGTCGTAGAACAGGTGCACGACGTCGAGGCGTTTCAGGTCGCGCGCGAGGTCTTTGCGGATCTCGTCGTAGTCGATCCAGTCGCCCTCGGTGACGCGGACGAGCCCTTCGTTGACCCACTGCTCGAACTGGCCGCCGGTGTGGCGGGACAGCACGGGGACTTGCGCCTCGGTTGTCCAGAACCGCCACACCATTCGGTGCGGGTCGTCCTCGGTGCCGGTGCCGGGGAACAGCCACGTCAGCGCGGCGAGGTCGATCGCGGATGCGAGGTCGAGGCCGCCGAAGCAGCGGCCGCGCGTCTTCTCGACTTTCGACAGCAGCTCGCGGCCGCACGCGTCCCAGATGAGTAGCGGCATGTGGCGGGTGACCTGCGACATCCGCTGGTTGAGCCGGAACTGGCGGAACCCGTTCTCCTTCGTCGGGTCGTTGCGCGCTTCGAGCGCGTCCTGCCGGAGGGCGTCGATGTTGAGGAACGTGCCGAGCGCGGGGTTCGGCCAGTACCAGTTCCGCTCGTCCCACGGGTCGCATGACACCGGGAGGTCCGGCTCGCCCGCGTACACCTTGCGGAGCAGCGCGAGCTCCTTGTCGTCGCGCGGGAGCTTCCGCACGTACACGAACGTGTGCGGGTTGCGTTTCGGCTGCTCGGCGATGCGTTCGGCTTCGTCGATGACGCCGGCGCCGAACGAGACGGGCCGGTTCGTCTCGGTCGTGATCAGCAGGAAGAGCGGCTGGTCGCGCGTGCCGGCCGCGGTGCGTTGCGCGTCCCACAGCGACCCGTCCGGCTGCGACAGGACCTCGTCGAGGACGAACCCGTGCGGGTTGCTGCCGAGCTCGCCTTCGGCGTCGGACGGGATGATCTCGTAGAACGAGTCGGTCTGCTCGTCGTAGACGCGCTTCTCGTGCTTGTTGTAGCCGAGCCGTTCCTCGAGCGTGGCCGACAGCTCGCGCATCCGGCGCACGACCTGGCCGACCTTGTCGGCCTGCTTCGTGTCCTTCGCACCGCCGTAGATCTCGGCGCCCTCCTCGTCGTCGCCGACGAGGAGGTACAGCACGATGCCGGCGGCGAGCTCCGACTTCCCGTTCTTGCGGGCGATGACGATGACCGCGGTCTTGTACCTGCGGACGTACCGCTGCGCGGCGGGCGACCAGAGCACTTCGCCGAACAACGGCCGGACGATGTCGTGCTCCTGCCACGGCTCGAGCACGAACGCGTTGCGCGCCCACCGCCCTTTGGTGTGGACGAGCAGCTCGGCGAAGAACGCGACGACACGGTCGGCGCGCGGTTCGCAGTAGTGCGGGCCGCGCTTCGTGCACAGCTTGTCGTCGAACACGTAGCCGCACTGCGGGCCCGGCCCACGCGGCCGCCACCGCTTGTCGTGATCGCGCTTCAGCCAGGTGCGCGGCTTCGGCCGCGCCTTGCCCGTGCGCTTCGTCGGCGCCGTCTTCGCCGCGCCCGCGGGCGCGGCTTTACGAGAGGAGCCGCCGCTTCGAGCGTTCGATCGCTTGGCCGGGGTCGACCCGGAGCTGCGACCTTTCCGAGGGGGTGAGCCCGAAGCGCGCTCCGACACGGGCGACCACCTCGTTCGCGTCCTTCCACACGTACATCCACGGGTTCTTCGCGCGGCGCACACCCGTCTGGTCGCCGTTGCGGTTGAACACCGGCTGCTCGGTGACCTCGCCTTCCTCGTCGAGGCACCGCGCCGCGCGCCAACGGCGCACCACGGCGTCGCACCAGCCGGCGAACGACTCGAGGTCCCACGGCGTCAGGACCTTCTTCGCCTGGAGGTCGGGCGCGTACTCGCGCCACACGTCGAGCGCCTCAATGCACAGCCAATCGGGCGGGATGATCTCACCCTCGGCGGGCTTCGGCTCGTTCGTGTTGACGCGGTCCTTGCGCTCACCGCGAACGAGCTTCAGCTCGGTCGGTGCCGGCGGCTTCCCGCGCGCGCCCATATCACGCCGCCGTGGTCGTGATGCACGCGGCGAACTGACAGATCGGAAGAGCACACGTCTGAACTCCAGTCACCGATGTATCTCGTATGCCGTCTTCTGCTTGAAAAAAAA